TTCTTACGCCTGTCGTTGTTCCCTCTATTATCGGTCCGTGGCAAAGACGACTACCCCCGATGCGGCGTCAGCACGCCCCAACCCTTTTCAGAAAATAAAAAGGCCCTGGGATTAGAGTCCCAGGGCCGGAGACGATGGCCGTCGGCTGAGAAGACGCGCTGATACTCGCGTTTGAAAACCGACAGCCTCTCAAAATCTATAACAGGCATTGTATCAGGTGACCATTCTCAAGAGCCGCTCTAACGACTCTTTGTTTGACCGCTTAGGAGCGGTTGAAATACTATACACCCACGGGGAAGCAAACTGCCAACTAGAAGGAAATACTAATCTTTTCCAAGTAGCGTCGAAAGTAAACAAAAAAGAATAACGCACGGGGTCTAAGGAAAATGAAAAAAAGGACCATAAGAATCGCGGTAAACGTGAAGGATGCGCTGCCGCTCGACGACCTCGATATCGAGTTCCAGGGCGAGGTGAAGATCTCAAATGAGGACGAACTCGAAGCCCTCGAGCGCGAAATCGAGGACACCGGCTACGCCTGGCCGCTAGCCGTAGTTCAGCAGGATGGCAAGAACAAGGTAGTCGGCGGCAAACGGCGAGTTCTCGCCCTAAGGCGCATGCGCGATAAGGGATGGCAGGTGCCACCGGTTCCCGTGTTCTTCGTCGAGGCAAGCAACGTTGGGGAAGCAAAGCGCCGGGTACTGCAGGACATCGCTCAATATGGGCACCTGGCGCCGAAGGGGCTCGCTGATTTCATCAGGGACGATTTCGATCCCAACCTGCTCGCGAAGCAAATCCCGCTCATCGAGCTGGGGGATCCCACTGAGTTCCTAGCCGAGTACTTCCCGGAGACAACGACCGTTCGCAGCCACGAGCGCATTCTCACCGACGGGGAAACCGAGGAGTCGGTATACACGCGGAAAATTCTGATTCCTATTTATGAGCCCAAGAGCGAGAGCCCGCCGCCAATCTCGGAGATGGTGGAGACAATGAAAGCCGATGAACTCCTGCGCGAAATCGATGCCAGCACCATGCCCGAGGAGGTGAAGGGTTTTCTGCGCCTTTCTGCCTGCCGCCACCGGGTTTTCAACTACGAGCGCATCGCTGAGTACTATTCCCATGCGCCGAAAGATGTGCAGGACCTCATGGAGAAATCGGCGCTCGTCATCATCGATTTTCAGAAGGCAATCGAGAACGGGTTCGTGGCAATGAGCGAGGAGCTCGTGGAGGTATACAAGGGTGGAAAATAAATCTCCCAAAGAATTTGCGGTATTCATCCTCACGAATGGGCGACCTGACAAGGTGGTAACCTATAACACGCTCAAGAAACAGGGATACACTGGTCCCATCTATCTCGTCGTCGACGATCTCGATCAGACAGCTCCCCAGTATGTGGAGAACTACGGAGAGCAGGTTTTTATTTTCGATAAGCAGAAGATAGCGCGCACATTCGACAACGGCGAGAACTCCGGCGACCTTCGAGCTGCCGTATTCGCTCGCAATGCCATCTTCGAACTCGCGCGCGAGCACGGGGTAAAGTATTTCATCCAGCTCGATGACGACTACACTTCATTCCGATTCAAATTCGATGAGAACAAGGAATTCATTTCCAATGGGAAGGTAACGGATCTCGATGCTGTGTTCTCATCGATGCTTAAGTTCTTCATCAGCTCCGGTGCCACCGCACTGTCGATGGCTCAGGAGGGGGACTTCTGCGGCGGGAAGAACAATCACACCTACGGGCAGCACATTCGCATGACCCGCAAATGCATGAACAGCTGGATTTGCGCCGTAGACCGGCCATTCATCTTCACCGGGAGAATGAATGATGACGTCAACACCTATGTTCGATATGGCGCCCTGGGGAAACTTTTCTTCACCACCAATCAGCTCAGCCTTCAGCAACCAGCTACGCAGGCAGTAGCCGGGGGCATGACCGACATCTACCGCGCTGCCGGCACGTACATGAAAAGTTTTTTCACCGTAATGATGCAGCCTTCGTCTGTGAAGATAGGAACAATACAGGGGCGCCGCATTCACCACAATGTGAACTGGAATCGGACGGTGCCGCGGATTCTCCGGGAATCGGTTCGGAAATGATCGAAATAGCGATAGCTGGTGCAGGGTTCTCTGGCGCAGTGCTAGCGCGGGAGCTCGCTGATACCGGTAGGTTTCACATTACCGTTTTCGATGAGCGCCCCCATGTAGCCGGCAACTGCTACACAGCGCGCGACCAATCAACCGGAATCATGGTTCACGAGTACGGCCCCCACATCTTCCACACCAACCATGCGGACATATGGCAGTACATGAATCGATGGGCCACCTTCGGCCCGTACGTGAACCGAGTGAAAGCTATAACCGCACGCGGAGTATTCTCACTCCCAATAAACCTGCTTACGATTAACCAATTCTTCGGCAAATCAATGGACCCATCGCAGGCCCGCAGCTTTATTGAAAAGTTGGGTAATAGCTCTATTGGTGAGCCGAAGACATTCGAGGAGCAGGCGCTAAAGTTTCTGGGGCGAGATCTGTACGAGAACTTCTTCCGCGGCTACACCTGCAAACAATGGGGCATCGATCCCAGAGAACTACCGGCTTCGATTCTGCAGCGGCTACCGGTGCGCTTCAACTACGATGATAACTACTATTCGAGCCGATACCAGGGGATCCCTCTCGGTGGCTACACTGAAATAGTGGAGAAGATTCTGGACCATTCAGCAATCACGGTACGTTTGGAAGAAAGGTTGCTACCCGAATCAAAAGCAGACTTCGCGCATATTTTCTGGAGTGGTGCAATCGATTCATTTTTCAGGCATCGACTCGGGCGTCTTCAGTATCGCACACTCAGATTTGAGAGATTCGAGGGCGAGGGAGATCACCAGGGGAATGCTGTTATCAACTACTGTGAAGATCTGGTGCCGTTCACGCGCGTGACCGAGCACAAGCACTTTGCTCCTTGGGAAAATCACAGCAGAACGATTTGTTTCCGGGAATATAGCGATGCTGCCAAATCTGGTGATGTGCCCTATTACCCGCTGCGACTGGCGGCGGACAAAGCAAGGCTCGACGAATATGTTGCGCTCGCTAAGACGGAAAAAAACGTTACCTTCATTGGGCGGCTGGGAACCTATCGCTACCTCGACATGCATGCAGTGATCGGCGAATCGCTCGACCTCGCTGCGCACATAAAGCATCGGCCAATAGAAGATTGGGCACGTTTCAGCACTGCCGTTCTGGGCAAATAAACGCGCCCGACGGCATCCCGCGTACTTAGCTTGCATCCCAATGGCTGGTTACCTATACCCGGGTGCCCGGAGTGCGCCTATAGACGATTTTAGCGAGTCATTTTAGCTGGTTCCAGCCCATCATAATGCAGTGTATAATAGTTATATAGCTGGAATGCGCTCAGGCAGGCTGAGCGGTTTCCAGCGCAAATGGAGGTACACAATGACTCATGAACAAATAACCCGCCGGTTGACGGCGCTTGTGTCACAAATCGAAACCCTGCGTCGCCGCTTGGATGCGCACCCACTGCTGAATGTAGCGCCGAAGCCGAAGGCTGCACGGGAGGAAAAACCGAGCCGCTTGGATCCCGGCACTAAAATCGCGCGCAGCCAAGCAACCTTGCTTGGGTTGCCCCGCTTGGTATGGACGATTCCCAACGTGCGGGATCGCATCGCGCTATTGCAGAAAAAAGTTGCTCGCCGTCACTACGAAGGCAAGGCAAAGACGGTAGCGGTCGCCAGAATCGCGGAATACACGCGATGGATCGAGCGCCAAAAAGGCGGGAAAAAAAGCAGAAAGAGTGCGTAGTGAAACACGGGGGCCTTCGGGCCCCCTTTTTTTTGGAGGTACACATGACTCGTAAATATGAAATCAATGTGCAGCTGGGCTCGATTCCAATTGAGGGCCGCATCGTGCGTCTGATTGTGGTGGCATCGGATGAAGCTACAGCAAAGGCACTCGCATCGCAGCGTGCGCTTGAATTGTTTCGGCGAAGCTTCGGAGAAAACAATCCAATCCTGGCCAAGAGGCGGCAGATTCGCCTCTGCCTCGATCTAGGGGAATATAAGCCGCATGCATCCTGCCCGCGCTGTCACGGCGACGTTGGCCACTCAGGTGAATGCATCGACCGGAATCCAAGCGAGAGAGGTGGCAAATGAAACGAATCTGCATGTGGTGCGGAAAATCTCATAAGAATGTGCCGGCGCAGTGCCGGGAGTACTGCAAGAAGGCTAGCAGCCTGGTCAAGCAGGGCGTGCCCGCATGGATGCTGTTCGCAATGCTGGACCGCTACGGCACGCGGGTGCTGAGCGATACGGCTACGTTTGAGGATGCAGCCCGGCAGTTCATTAAGAACATGCCGCACAAACGAGGTGGCAAATGATGCGCTTCATTTTATTGGCTCTCGTGATGCTGTCGGGCTGCGGGCGTAACTTCGTGGACCCGGCGCTTGCGCCCTACGTGCAGCGGTTCGAGGCTGCCGGTGGCTTGCAGATTCGGTATCTGAACATTCACTTCGGTAGCTTGCCATCGAAGGAGGAGGGGCTGTGCTCTCATTTCCCGAGCCCGGAAGTCACGATCGATAGCACGGCTTGGCAGGGCCTGAGCGAAGTGCAGCGCGAAGTTGTGGTCTTTCACGAACTCGGGCACTGCATTCTCGGGCGCGGCCATTTGGCTGAAACGCTGCCAGGCGGCTTCGTTGCGAGCGTGATGTTCCCGCAGGTGAGCATCGGCATCGACCAGCCCTACTACCAGGAGCATCGGCAAGCCTATATCGACGAATTGTTCGGAAAATAAACCAAAGGAGGTACACAGTGAAACGAGAAAAACTAGACATCGCTCGCGATCGGGCGCTCTTGAAAAACCCATCCCGCTGGGGCCATGACGTATGGGATCGCAGGCGGGTTTGCATGAAGACCATCGAGAAAGAGAAGGGCGGCGACATGCCAGCTCGATTCGGCGTGGTGTACGAAAAGCATCCGTACACAATCTACGTGCATTATGTGGGCGGAGAAGGTCCGCTCGCGATTGCGCGAATCGAAAGGTACGCGTCAGTGGATGCGATGCTGAAAGAATGGATGGTGGACTAATGGAAGTGAAAACACTAAAGGAAGCGATTCAGAAGGGAATCGCGGAATATATAGAGGACCACAACAACGGAAAAAACGTTCGGCTGGCGGATAAGATCGCGCCCCATGTCGGGATGTTCATCATGCACGTAGCGATGGAGGAGGTGAAGAGCGAGAAAGTTTCGCAGAACCTCATCAACACCATTCTTGAACGAGTTACGAAAGAGTAGTTCCCGGCCTTGCACTCGCAACCCCCGTAGGGCGAATCCTACGGGGGTTTTTTTATGCCTTTTCTGCTATCCTGGAGCCGTAGCCAATCACCGGTTGCGACCTCACCAACCCCGGACGCAACGCGGAAGATTTACGGCACCCTGGCTCGGCCCTAGGACTCATCCCCCTTCGCCGAGCCGGGGCGCTTTTACCCAGATGGCAGGATGACTCGAAACAACGAAACCCTACCCAGGACTCTCACATCCGCGTGCATCGTGTGCCGTGAGCCCGATAGCGACTACTTCCTCGTGCAGCCGAAAGCGCAGGGGGGAACGTACGACGCCTGGAACCTGGTGCCGCTATGCTGGGAGCACATGCGGGAAATGCGGCAGCTGGGATGGAACACGTTCAGCTTCCGGTACCTGGAATGCAGACTTTACATGGAGCACAACGGCTGGGAGTTCATCGACCGCTCGAGCGGGAGCTACCTCAAGCAGAAGGGATCCGCGGTGCACGTTCTCTCCTCTCCCATTCCCCCAGGGCTAAACTAGGTGGCGAGACCGATTTCAAAACCCTATCGCAAACGGTACTGCCGCGACCTCATTGAGCACATGAAAGCCGGGGATAGCGTTGAGTCATTCGGCATTTTCCTGGCAGAAAAGTACAAAAACCCCAAACTTCTCTGCGGAAAAACCACAATTTATGGATGGCTAGAAGACAATGAGGAGTTTGCGGAAGCTAAAATAGTGGGCGATGAGCTGATGCTGCGCTACTGGTTGAACATCGGGAAAACGGGCATGACCGGGAACCTGAGGCGCATCACGAAGGAGACGCCGGTCATCGATAAGGAAGGCCGCCCGGTGGTGGACCGCGAGGGGAAGGTGGTCACCATCAAGGAGTATGAGCCCGCGGCGTTCGGGCAAGCGGCTTGGATTTTCACCATGAAGAACAAAGGGTGGCGGGACAAACTCTCGCTGTTCAACGGGGAGACCGACGGCAGCGGAAAGTTTGGCGTCAGCGGATTCGCGGGGCTGATGAAAAAGGCTGAGGAGGAGGAGGCGCTTGAATCAGCTGAGAAGTCTAAAGACGCTAAGTAAGCGGCAGCCAGTCTTCCACATCGAGGAAGTGCAGGGTGTGACGTCGCTGGAGCCGCTGCAGAAAGCAATCTGCCGCAGCGTCGCCAAGCACGAGCGCACGGCTGTGAAAGCCTGCCACGGCGTCGGGAAGACATTCATCGCCGCGAAGATAGCTCTCTGGTTCGGTTCCACGTTCGTAAACTCCAAGATAATAACCACAGCACCGACGGGCCGCCTGGTGAAAGAACTTCTGTGGGCTGAGATTCGAGACGGATACGCCCACTCCAAGATTCCCCTGGGCGGCACAATGCTCACGCAGAAATGGGAGCTGGATAAGAACTGGTACGCGCTCGGATTCTCTCCACGCAAGGAGGCCGGCCAGGGCGACAGCGGGTCCATGTTCCAGGGCTTCCACGCACCTTACATCCTGATTATTTTCGATGAGGCCACCGGTATCCCAAAGCAGCTTTGGCAACAGTGCCAGGGCATGCTCACCGGGGGATTCGTGCGCTTCCTCGCGATCGGCAACCCCACGACGAAGGCCTGCGAGTTCGCGAACTGCTTCACCAGCCGCTTATGGCAGAAGTTTACTATCAGCTGCTTTGATTCCCCGAATCTGGCTGCCGCGGGCTTCACGTGCAAGGAAGACCTCGAGCGCGAGCTCGCCCGACTGATGCTGATGTCCACGGACGATGCCGAGACCGCGATGAGTGAGTACCCGGTAGTGAGCCAGGCGCTCGTTACGGCAAAATGGGTTATGCAACGCGCATTTACGTCGGAGTGGGGCATCGACCACCCGCTGTTTATCAGCCGCGTGCTCGCGCAGTTCCCCGATGACAGCGAGGATGCCATCGCCAGCCTCGGCCAGGTCATCGCAGCGCAACAACGCGAAGTAACGCATACGGGAGTTCCCCTGCGGCGCAGCTGGGGAGTGGACCCCGCGCGCTTCGGCGCTGACAACACCGCCATCTCCGTGTTCGAGGACGAGCGCGAAGTCGCACACTGGACGCTGAGCAAGAAGGATACGGGCGCTGTTGCGGGCTTCATCGTGGATAAGTCCCGGGAGATGAAGCGTCTCGCGGAGGAAGTTCTTCTGGTAGACTCCACGGGAATCGGCGCCGGCGTCATCGACAGGTGCAAGGAAAACCACGAAGAAGGCAGGCTGCACCCGGTGCCGGTGGAACTCCATTTTGGTCAGGGTGCGGCGTTTGACTGGGAGCGGGATTCGATTCGCTCGAAAATGCCAGAGCGATACGCTAACATGAAGGCTCGGATTTTTGATACCCTAAGAAAAGACATCCGGGACACAATCCAGATTCAGGACTTGAACTCGTACCAGGAAGAGCTGCCGACGATGCGCTACATGCACGATAGCCGGGGAAGGTTTAAGACGGAATCCAAGGATGACTTCAAGGAGCGCACCGGCAGGCACTCGCCCGATGACAGCGAGGCGCTCGCAATCGCAAACTTTGGCCGGCACATTGAGATACCCGGGCAGGTCAGCCCTGCGGTTACTTTCCTATGACACTTTCGGAGGCTAGATGAATTTCCGCGCCTGGTGGACCGGCATTTTCAAGAAGGACTCGCAGGTACGAACGCTCATCGCCATGGACACAGCCGGTCGGCCGGCGGCACCAGATAGGAACTATGTCAGCTACGCGGATGAGGGATACGGGCAGAACGTCATCGCCTTCCGCTGCGTGAACATGATAGCGACCGCAGTCTCCCGCATTCCGCTGTGCCTGTATAAGAAGACTGGGAGCGGCGACCCGGAAGAAGTTCTCGACCACCCATTCATCGACCTGATGAAGAAACCGAATCCGCTGCAGAACTGGCACCAGTTTGTTTACGCGGTGATGTCCTATCTACTCATCGACGGCAACGAGTACATCGAACTCGCGAACCCGTCCGGCTCGCAGATAGCGCCACCGGTGGAGATGTGGGCGCAGTCCCCGCAGTTCTTCAAGATTCAACCGGGAATGAATGGCCTGCCGGCTGCTTACAATATCAAGGTGGGCTCGCGCGAGAAGTCCTTCCCTGTAGACATCCTCGGGCGAAGCAACATCATCCACATGAAGACCTTCAACCCGCTCGACCCATGGTATGGACTCGCGCCGATGAAGACCGCGGCGTACGACATCGACCAGCTGAACGAACAGAACAAATGGAATTTCAGTCTTCTCAAGCGCGGCTGCCGCCCGTCGCTGGCGTTCGTTATCCAGTCTGAGGATGGTCGCCCGGGGAAGCTGACGCCGAATCAGCGCGAGAAACTGCGCGAGGACATCGACGCCGGGTATGCTGGCGCTAAGAACGCGGGCCGACCGCTTATCCTTGAGGGCGGCATGGATGTGAAAGAACTCTCCATGAGCCCGAAGGATGTTGAGTTCCCAGCCATCAAGAAGCTGAGCCAGAAGGATGTGGCGCTTGTGTTCGGCGTCCCCGGTCAGCTCGTTGGCGTCGAAGGCTCCCTCACGTATGCGAACATGGGGGAAGCAAAGGTCGGGTTCTACAACGACACCGCGATTCCACACGCGGAGAACTGGGTGGAGACGCTGAACTCCCATGTGCTACCGCGCTATTCCGGTAGCGAAAACCTTTTCCTAGGCCTAGACCGTGACCGCATTGAAGCCCTTGCGCCGGAACGCGATGCCCGATGGACGCGCGCTGAGCAGGCTAACTTCCTGACCACGAACGAAAAGCGCACTATGGTGGACTTCGGACGCTACGAGGCCGAGGAAGAACTCACCGACCGCGAGCCCGGCGATGTCATCCTGGTGCCCACGATGCAACAGCCGCTTGAAACTGCCGCGGCGCCCGCGCTTGAGCCCGAGGATGCGAGCGACTACGAGGAATCACCGGCGTCCGAGAGCCCAGACGATGAGGGGGACGATGGCAATGAGTCGCCAGATCCAGGTGACGCAGAAGACGACCAGGCGGCCGAGGATGAGGATGACGGCAGCGGGAAGGCGCGAGCGGTTAAGCACAAATTGCAGCTTATCAACCTGCCCAGCAAGCCGGCGAAGATTCAGGCCGCGAAGCTGCTGGATGCCATGCGCGAGCGCCACGAAAATAAGATGGCCCGCGAGCTCCTCAAGGTTTTCATGGCTCAGAAACGCGCGCTGAAGTCGGCATTCTCGCGTCGGGTAAGCCGCGACCTGGTGGAACTGCTCGTCCATACCACGCTGGAGAAGAGCGATCGTCAGCTGGAGGTCATTTTTAAGTCAAACCTTCGCGCAGTCTGCGAGTCGGTAGGGCGCCCGATGCTGGCCCAGGGGAAAAGCCTCGGCTTCTGCCTCGTTACTCCAGAGGACCGCTCAGGGGGAATGGAGCGAAAGGATTCCGAAAGCGTTTGGGAGCACAGCATCGACATCTATGTGGACAATGAAGCCGGTAGCAACATCACCCGCATCCAGGGCACGACGAAGAAAAAGGCGGTAGCCACCATCCGCGAGACGCTGAGTGACTACGCCGATGACCCCAACGGAACACTCGTCGCGGTTGCCAGCGCACTCGAGGAACAGTTTGAAACGATTTCATCCGGGCGCGCGATGACCATTGCCCGCACTGAGACGCACAACGCCGCGAGCTACGCCACCCGCAAAGCAGCCGAGTCCCTCAAGGTGCCGAA